TCAACCACAGGACCAGTCATTTCAATCGATGGCTCGTCCTCAACAATTTGAGATACTGTATTATCATCTATTTCTCCAACACTCTCAAATGATCCAGAATCTCCATCGACAGATTGAAATGTTGTCGCAGAAGGTATTGATGTTGGAAAAGCCGTTTCTTCCACCAACGCATTAGAAGTTGGGGATGTGGCTTCTATTGCACCCGCATAATATGATATTAGTTTCGGTTTTTGTGTATAAATTGATTTTTTGTTTCTATAGGTTGTTGCAATCCGTTTTTTAGAATTCATATCACGCAGTTGTTTTTTAATCCTATATTTATTTATGGTTTCACGACTACTCATACTCTAATTTATTAATATAAATAAACATTTTTATTTACTTATTATAATGGTTTCACGATGCAATTCAGACGACTTAACAACACCGGTTATTATATCTCAATCAAATGTTATTAATTCGTGTAATGTTAAGTGTTCGTTAGTAACGAATTACAATACTTCAGGTATCAGTGCTCACAACAAAGGGTCTTATCTATCATTTGACTACGATACTAATACTAAGGATAACTTTCATATAAAATTCAATAGTATTAAAATGTCCATTACAGAAATACGGATGTATTTTCCATCAATACATTCGTATAAAAACACAAAAGCGGACGGAGAAATGTTAATCGTTCATAATGGCAATGGCTCAAATTGTATTGTTTCAATACCTATACGGTCTAAGCTCCCAACAACGTCTGGAGAGAAAACATTGACAACCATACTTGACAATGTTATTTCTGGAATTCCAAATAAAAACGAAAGTACGTCGTTGAATATTTCTAATTTTAATATATCATCACTTGTTCCATTAAACGTTCCTTATTATTTTTACCAAGGTCAATTAGTGTTTGAACCATGTACACAGAATTACAATTATATTGTATTAGATAAATCAGATTATTCTATAAATATAGACCCTTCTGTTATTAAAAATATAACAAATGTGTTTAAACAATCATCTGGTGCTGTTGCTCCTCCTAAAAATCTTAAAATTCTAAGCTACAATAAAAATGGAGCGTCCAATGTGGAACTTGAAGGAGATAATGATATTTATATTGAATGTAAGCCAGTACAAACAATGGGTATTGATGACCTGGTAGGTGAAGCAACAGAAGCCTCTTCTTTATCAACGTTGTCAAACGATATTAAAAATGATTCTACTTCTAGAATGAGTTTTGAAGAGTTATCAAAAAATCCAGCATTCGATGTTATTGTATCGTTTGTAGGTATGTTCATCATCTATGTAGGGGGTAAATATGCATTGTCCTATATACGTTCTCGTCGTCAATAATGTTTATAAATATCCAGATAAGTTTCATGAAAAGTTTCTACACTGTCTATTGAAGACACTTTTTTAATTTCATACAATATACTATCAGGTGTAATATAAATATTCTTGATATTATTCAGTAAATAAATTGGTTTTTCATAAGAGTTAGTTGGATAATATTTTAAGAACATATTACTACAACCCATACCCATACGATAATCAACACCATTAACTAATGATTTTTTAAATGTATTTTTAGAGAAAAACACATGGTTTTTATAAAATTCAGTTAATTTTTGTAGATCATCAATAACGACAATAACGTCTTCTCGTTTCGGAATCATTATATGATATATAACTGTCTATTATGATTATATCAATTTAAACTTAAATTATAAATCCGATACTAAGGTAGCACCATAGGTATCTGATAATGTGGGTTTAAAATTACCAGGTATTTTATTGGATGGTTTAGGCATTGTATGTAGCATAGGCACCACTCTCCCTACAATTTCTTCTTCTAACGTTATTGGTACATACATCGCATTATCGTATAAAGCGTCCTTGTGTTGTTGAGTATTCATTTTCCGAAACACGCTTTCTTGAACCACGCTATTAACCAATACACCAATTGTGTCCCGAGCTTGATGGTAGAGTTTATAGATGGCAAACAGCCCTATAAGCATCACGAGACGGCTTTTCTGGTAAAGTAAGCTCATAGCAATCACAAACAAGAGAACCATCCCCACCGTACTAGTTATATATTTACTGGTGGTTAGGGATAGTGGTATATGCACTACGGCTAATACAGCCAATACGATAGCTACCGCCATTGAATATTTATTTTCGAACTGAACGAGGTTGTTAAAATACTTTTTATTATACACTTTAGATAAATAATCCATATAAATTAAAGATATTTTATTTTGTCGATAACATTAAATAGCGGTTCGGCTAGTGATGTGTGTTTTCAATTAATTTAACCATTTAACCAAAGCATAAATACCATTATATGTTTAAAATAATATGAAAACATAACGCTATTATAACTATCAATATTGTATAAAATGGATTGTTATATAGGCAATAAGGGTTATACTATTTATAAAAAATCAATTACCGATAAAGAATTATTAACAATAAAAGAAACGCTCACTGTGTCTCCCTATTCACCAATGACAATAAGCAAACCACCAGTTTTTCCAGTATATCGAGAGAATAATGATAAAATATATATTCCACGTTTTATCGGAAACGATATGTTTGGAATTCCAATTAACAATAAACTTAAAAAACCCGACTCGGTATATATACCGTTTAAAGGTGAAGTACGAGATTACCAGACCACTATTATAGATACGTTTATGGAAAACGCTAGTCAGGGACTAGGTGGTGGATTATTGGAAATACCTTGTGGGCGAGGGAAGACAGTAATGGCTCTAAATATAATTTCACAACTAAAAACTAAAACATTAGTTATCGTCCATAAAGGATTCTTGTTAAATCAATGGGTTGAGAGAATACAACAATTTCTACCCACTGCTAGAATAGGAACAATTCAAGGCAAAACAGTGGATGTCGACGACAAAGATATTGTTCTTGGAATGCTACAATCCATAAGCATGAAAGACTATCCAAAAAACATATTTGATTCTTTCGGATTAACCATCATTGACGAAGTCCATCATATCGCCGCTGAGGTATTTGTTCGATCACTGTTTAAAGTAGTCTCGCCAACCATGCTTGGGTTATCGGCAACCATGAACCGTAAAGACGGATTATCTTTCGTTTTTAAAATGTTTATTGGTCCAGTTATCTATAAAGAAAAAAGAGAGGCCAATCATGATGTGTTGGTAAAAGCCTATCATTATGAAACAGATGACCAAGATTTTAACGATGTTATATTGGATTATAGAGGAAACCCGGCATATAGTAGCATGATTTCCAAGTTATGTAATTACGAACCCCGTAGTGAATTTATTATTTCTATATTGAGAGAACTAATAAATAATGATACAGGTGGTAAAACACAAATCATCGTATTAGCACAAAATAGAAGTGTTTTAAACCATATTTACGATTCCATTTTAAAAGAGGGTTTTTCAACAGTAGGATATTACTTAGGAGGAATGAAAGAACAACATTTAAAAGCTAGTGAGGATAAGCAAATTATCATCGGTACTTATTCCATGGCCTCGGAAGCGCTAGATATCAAGTCTTTAACGACGCTTTTAATGGTAACCCCTAAAACCAGTATTGAACAATCTGTGGGTAGAATTTTAAGGACAAGACATAGCCAACCTTTAGTGATTGACATTGTCGATCAACATGACCTTTTTAGACGACAATTTAAAAAAAGAATGGCATTTTATAAAAAAAACAAATACAGGGTTATTGAATCTATTAGTCATAGCCCCTATCAATGGAATACAATCTATGATGCCAAAGAGATTATTAAAAAGGACAAGTCTTCAACCCGAAGAGAGCCTTTTACTAATAAATGTTGTATTGAATTAAGCAGCCTATAAGTATTTAAATCACCGTCGTCGATTACGTTTTGTTAAAACTCGTTTGCGACGTGTTTTAACACGTCGTTTTGTCTTAGTTTTGGGTCGCCGGTTAGAACGACGACGTTTTCCACCCTGCATCGGTACATTTTCAGTCTGGATGATGTTTCCAAGTTGATCAGCACGTGTAAATGGTCCTTTGGGTGGGAGTATCGGTAATGCACCATTACTGTAATTGGGATCTATAGACGACGAATTTGCTCCTGACATACATTATAATAACATTATTTAATGGTGATTTATTTCTCTCAATGTTGCTACTTTTATCCGTTTATCACTGGTCTTTAAAACTGTTTCAGGTTGCCATAAACGGACATGGGGATTAAATGAACAATAAACCAATGCGGTTGTTTTATCTCCCAGCAGTCTCCTGCCATCTTCAAATGTATTTTCTGCTACATCTGTCTCGTCGTCGTCGCTTTCTTCAATAGTATCCATATTGGCAACATATTTAGATGTAGATGGGTAAAATAAAGCATTAAGTTCATAACTCATTGATAATTTGTTAATATGTGCTTGTTGGTAGATTACTGGACTACCATTATCATAAACATATAGGTTATATATATCAAAGGTATTCAACTTATCAGGTTTAATCATAAAAACAGTATATTCTTTAGATAAGTGTCTGTCTGCACGATAGGTCATAAACGTCGTAGTATTGGTGGTGGATAGATTAACAAACACATAACTGTAAATGGCATAGATATTATCAACATGATTTTCGCCCAGCGCCTCGATGGTGATATCGAATTGTGGAAGACGGAACGAAAGTTGATCACTAAACAACAACATGTTTTTAATTCCAGAATTCAATAAATCCAATAACAAGGCCAATTTAGTACTATAAGGATCGTTATTAAAATAGGCTCTATTTCTATAGTAAAACACATCATATAGGACAACAATCGGTTGTTGTCGTAGTTTTACACCTAATACGACAGTTCCATAACCAAAACACAGTTCTTTATCAAAACAACATTTTTCCAGTTTCAATTCATCGTAACAGCATTTCCCCCTATAAATAGGGACACTAAAACATGTGTAATTTCCATTATATATGGTAAAATAAAAAACATATTTTTTACCATAAGGCAATGCAAAACATAAATCGCTCTGGACTTTCTTATCAAGTTGTTTTTCATAAGAAAGTTCAATCGATGGTAATATGGAGAGAACCGAATGGATATAATTCATATTATATATACTATAAACCGTTCAATACTTTAAATCTATTATAATAACTGTTTATTCAGAACAAACACTATCTTCTTGATGTGTTTTCTGAACTATAAACTCGTTGTTAATGAAATCGAGCAATTCCCTTTTAATAGATTGGTCTGGCTCTGAATGCTTATTTTCATCCATAGTTACCAATGGTTTATCATAGGGGGTTGTCTCTATCAACTCGTTGTGTATAAATGTAATGTCTGTCGTTCCATTCTCAGTTGGTTCTGGTAGTTCTTCAACCAAGTTTAGATCTTTTTCTATAATAGGTTCTTTAGAAATAGACCTTTTATTAAATAAAAGTGGTACTTCAGGTGTATCTACTTGACACACTTGTGTAAATAATTGTTTTATATGCAAAAACAAATAATGTAATATTATAATTAAGACGGAACATTTAATCAGTTCAATACAAATGCTATAAATCATAGATAATATTATAATACATTTACCAATAGTGATAATAACGTATATACATCTTCTCCATAAATACTGTTCTCTCCATCTCGAGAGAGACAACCTTTAATATAGTCTTCCTGGCTTTTTTTACCATCGGTATCAGGTATTTCTAGTTCAATATAACAATCTTCTAATTTACCATAATTATTAAATATAAAACGGCATTTTGTAAGGGATTGTTTACTTAGCGATACACAATAATCGATACGTTCATAACATATGTTATCAATTGGAATATGGTACATAGGTGTAAGTTTAGTAGCCGAGTTAGTCAAACATATAACATCACATTCAACCTTTATTTTAGTAGAAACTACCTCAAATGGTTGGAGTGTGGTAAATGTAGGCAAGCAATAAATATTATTGTTATAACTGTTGAAAATACCGTAATCGCAATGCAATTCTTGATAATATTTTGGTGTTATTATTAAATTACTTTTATTAGTTCCAATCATTGTTTTCATGTCATCAATACATGTCTTGTATGATATTTTTGGATAAAGTCTAATTTTCATTTTAAATTGAATCACTGTACTATTTGATACGGTTAATCATCTAACTCATTTTACATTACAACTGAGATATGTCTATCTATTTTATTTCGGATTTTGGGTATTTTTCAGAGGACCATACTAATTTTAATAGATTGAAAGGATTAATGACTACCATTAAAAACGATTTTAATAATACGACTGATATTTTATTACTTGGTGGCGATAACTTTTACTCAAAGGGATTAACAATAAAAAACTACACCTATTTAATATCTCAATATAATAGACTATTTAATACCATTAATCCATCTCGTGTTTATGCAGTGTTGGGAAATCATGATTATTTAGGCGACATTCGATACCAAATAAACAATCCTGATTTATTCACAATGCCCAACATGTATTATAAAACCACGTATGGAAAAATAGATGTTTATATGATTGATACTATGCTATTAGAACCAAACACAGCAACGGATTTAATACATGTCTGTGGACAATATATAGACGATACTTTGTTAAACCCCTATGATGAGTATGGTGGGGATTACGATTTATTAAATAAAATGCGTCTTACTATGCTATCATGGCTAGATGATGAAATTACGAAATCCAATGCTAATAATCAAATAGTGATGGTATGTGGTCATTATAATATATTGACGTTTGGAAAACACCGATACACAAATGATTATTCATTAGTATTGTGTTTTCTACTACCTTTATTTGTTAAACATAATGTAAATATCTATTTATCGGGACATGATCACGGGTCTCAAGTTCATATATTAGATAACATAGATATTATGGACTGTATTAATAATGTTAGATTATCAAGTTATGATAAAGAAATTATGGATATGTTGTATCCCAATATTATAGATCTTATAACAAAATCAATTAATTATAAGTTTTATAATATTGTATCTGGGGGGTGCGTTGATACACCTGTGTCGCCTGAGGATAGAACAATTTCACCTCTTATGAATAAATGTACAATATATGAAAATTACACAGACAATCTGTTTTTTAAACTATCTATCAAACCTGAATTATAGCCCAACCCAAACGATTCTCTTGATATCAAGATGGAATTCATTGAAAGTATTTCAATTGATAATCCAACTACATTATTCAGTTATACGTTAATCTAATATTATTGTTATAATTATGTTGTATTTTTATTTTCACTATTTATTTTCGTTATTTATTATTTTATTTAAATTGAACTATCTAACAGATTATAGTTCAATGTAGTTAAACATTTGGATATCTATATACTATCAATGGCGCGAAGTGTAAAAACAGCGACCCAACAGCTTTATTCTATCCTGATTGTTGATAAAAAGGGTAATATTAAAACAAACTCGATACGATCTACTGATCAATTAAGTACCATTTATAAAAAATGTACTACTACTCGAACAGCCAAAGCCGAAGATTATCCTAAACTAGCGACATGGGCTCTTGAAAGTGAAAAGAGTTATATTGATATTTATGGAAAGATTGATGGTGGTCGAGCAGGTAGTGAAAATAAATACGAACTTCCACCACCATTGGATACAACGTTGCTATTCAATTCGTTCGTATTGGTTAAATATTCGTTGGATAATAAAGATGTTAGATTGAAATCATTAACGGTTGATGTATGGAAAAAACATTATACTGAATTAATGGGTGGATTTGAAGACCTTGATAGTAATGAATCATCAGAAGAAGATGAATTGGAAGACATTCCTGATGAAATGAAAACAAAAAATGGATATCTTAAAGACGGGTTTATTGTTGATGAACCTGTCGTGGTTGAGGACATTGATGATAGTGATGATGGTGACGATTCTGATGATAGTGACGATGACGATTCTGATGACGAGAACACTGAAGGCGATGATGGTGTGTCTGACATAGAAAACGACACTAGTGATGTTGAATTGGATCACCATGATATTGGCTATAAAAAGAAAAAACATAAGGTTGTGTCAAAAACACAACCACTTGTGGATGATATTGATACAGACGAACTACTCAACTTCGAAACAGAAATTAAAGAACCCATTAGAGAAACGGACGAGTTGGACTACGAAGATTATATCGACGATTGTGATTAATATGAAACGTCATAAAAAATATTATTAATCATGGTCATTAGAATTAAAATACTTTTATTCTACCAAATCCCCAAAAACAACGATATATTCATCATTTAATTCATAACGCGTCCCTACAACATCAACTGTAATAATATCATCTTCTTTAATAGTATTAAATAGGTCATTATTATAATAGTGGTCACGGGCTACAAACAACACCAATGGTGTTTTTGCTATACGACGTGACGCGGTGGTTGGCAAATCAGCAACAATACACCGTATTCCAGCTTTGGTTATATTTTTAACCAAACAATTCACTTTCATTCCAATTGTTGGACTACATACATTACATTCAAAAACGACACTGTACTCAAACCGATCACCATTCATAATCCCTAGTGAATAAGTTAAAAGGGCGATAGAATCATATTTAACATAGCCTTCTTTTAGACAAAGACCTTCATAGTCTAATTTTAATTTATTCTCCATCATTTCTCTGAATTTAGCCTCGGTATTGGAAGATAGTTCAGCCATACTAATACCTATTTTACGAGTTAAAACGACTTTGTTAAACAAATTGTCATAAGATAGCACATCATTATCAGTACTTTGAATAGGTTGCATTGTGGTCATTGATACTAAGTATTATAATACCATATATTTTTAATTCAATTTAAATGTTATATAATTAAGCAAGCATCGTAATTTTTTCTACATCGATTTGTTTATATTGCTCTAATGGTAAAAACCAAGTTAATTCAGTATGTCTTATTGCGTTATAGTATCGCAATAAAACCTCCTGATAAACACATACCGAATTTGTCACTAGTTTATCAATAGTTCTGATAGCAGTATTCATATTAGCAACACCGTCGATAGTATCGTCTCTGAATTTTTTTATTAAAGCAATAGAGTTAGATTTACCAGCCTGATCGCATCGAGCTCCTTTACTTCGTTTTTGTTTCATATGTTTAACCTTAAACATGATCCGGTTTTGTTTAAACACACTTACAAACCCAACATACTCCGCCAATGAACCCACAACCACCTCTTTATTGTTAGTAATAATTTCTTTAAAATCATTCTTATCCTCCGGTGTAGCAATTACCAACACACCATCCACCAAAATGTAATAGTTAAATACAAATTCATTATCGAATAAGCCAAACAATCGTCTTTGTTTATCATCGGTATGTCGTATAACACAAGCCTCTTCTAGATAGCGTTTTACAATGTTCAAATACTTTTTTTGAGGAGATGGTAAGGTCTTTGTTAAATCGTCCAACCCTGTTTTATTACCATAAAACAATTCAAGTATATCCCGCTTATTTACAAAATCCATATCGAAATCTATAATATGCTCTATAATACAACGCTGTATAACCTCCACGCTCATATTATCTATAGTCATCAATTGGGGTATAACAAAGCTACATAAACGATACCAATCTTTATCGTTGTTTATTTTTTGTGGTTTCCTAAACGCAATATCTATCTTATCAGCGATTAACTGTAAAAATGTACTAATATCGTTAGCTTCCACTTTACTATCATCAACAACGCCTTTAGCTAGTTTATTTTTCGCAGTGCGTTTCATACGTTTAGATTGAGGTACTACTAACCGTTGGTGTTTATATTCTATCGGTGTCTTAATTTCAAAGACATCATTGGGTATTTCTAATGTCTCGGATGGATTAAAGAAAAATAAGTCGCCTACCTTAACAATTGACCCATATCGACCAAAATTATCTATAACCTTAATATTTTGGTTTGAACTCATTGCATTGAGAGAAGCAATAACCTGATGAATAGAATATGGTTTTCCAGCATAACCCTTTAATCGACGATGAATATCATCAAGTGAAAAAACATAGTTTTCCAAATACAATTGTCCTATTTTACTAATTAAATGAGAGACATCGCTTTCGTAATAAGACGGGTTAATGTCAGTTTGTTGGCTACCGTTTATTGTATCGAGCTTTTTAAATTCCTTTTTAGAATAATCGTCGTAATTTCCTTTTTTACACACATAACTACATTTTTTCATATAGTCACAGACACTCGAATATGGTTTATCACCGACCTTATATTTCAACTGTGTTCCATTGGATAACAATATATTGATAGTAATATTTAATGTCTTACTATCGAAATCCATCATATGATTATTCACTAAACAATCAATAGATGTTTCTTTAGCAATACGCGAAACCACTCCCATTTTGACCGCACCACTTTCAGCGTATCGATATACATATAAATCAACTGGTTCAACATTGTCATTAAAAGGGTTTGTTGCATGAAGATATATGGCTACATTCCGCTTTTCAAACGGTAATGTTTTGTGGCTACAATTTCGAACTCCCCGACCTATAATTTGTTCTATTCGTTTTGTATTATACCACGGCTCTAAAATATGGAGTTGTCGTATGTTTTTAAAATCCAACCCTTCACTACCCGCGCGAGATATTAAAACTATTTTAATCTTCTCTCCATTTTTATTATCATCTGATACTATCTTAGCCATTTCTTTGGCATTGTTTGGTGAATAACCAACATTACCACTAATAAAAGCATAGCTAGCGGTTTTAACAACATTAGTGTTTTTTAATTCATTATCAGACAACATGTTGTTCGCAGTGGATGCTTTTGATCGCCTATAACCTTCTTCCTCTAACGCGATAGCCAATGGTATTAAACTACCTTCCAAAAATTGAGAATACACCATAACAATACCTTCTGTATTGTACAATTGCTCTAATATAGAATATATCTTACCACTATAAGCACCTATTTTAGATTTAGAAAACAAGCGACCAACCTTATCTATGGTTGTGTTTTTATAAGAATAGTCTGTATTGTAAGACCCCTTTTTAGTAAAATCCATTACATGCTCCAACCCGCTCCTACCAGTGTATTTTAAAAACGAAGTTTTTACGTCGTCTATATCGCTAGATTTAACATCGCCATCGACTGATGGATAGCCAATAATTAGACAATCTAATAACGGTTGGATAAAATTATAACCAAAACCCTCCATATCTTCTAATTTGGAGCTATCGTCACCAATTATACCACGTTTCAATTCCGCCAGAATAGCTTTATAGACTACCTGTTGGCGTTTTCCTGCGGTTGTCATATAACAGTCCAAATACTCTAATGGTTTCACGATGTCTTTACCATTAAGCATTTTTTCCGGATACTGTAAAAGTGATTTTACTGACTGTTCTCTACTAAATTCGCTTGGATATAGCGAAAATGGAAATGTAAATGGGTTATCTCCTCTAACGAAACTAATATGACCACTCATCTTCTGTGATAGTTTGATAGCCCCCATTTCCACCAAATTACCGTCGTCGTCTAATTGTTTCAATAAATTACCCTTTTTGTCAAATACCTCATTGGTGTGTAATGTAGGTAAATTACTATTTAATAACATCAAGTTGAGTAGCCATATTATTTCCTGCGGTGAATTATACATTGGGGTTGCTGACAACAATAATAAGCGCATTGTGGTTGTTTCTTTTGCAATTCGTGTCAATACGTTGCCAATACCTTTTTCTTTTTTATTAGACGGTCTTAAATTATGGGCTTCATCAACAACAATAAGGCGGTTTTGAAAAATAGACTGGATTCTTTTTTTTATTATATTATCGCGTTGTTCAACATCAAGTTCAATAGTATTGATAGATTGTAATATTTTTTTATTGAAAAAATTAGAAAATTCTTGATAACCCATAAACATATAATATTTTTTAATCAATCGTTCAACATTCCGTATTAATTTTTCTTTTTTAAAATTCTCACCAGCGTTCTGAGTTATCTCGCTAATCAAGATATTTCCAACACAGCTTTCTATATTCCAACTACCAGCGATCTTCTTTAATTTATGCTTATTAAACAATTGGTTTTTGAAATTTTCTTGCACGTTAGGTGACGCTATAATAATAATTTTATTTTTTAAACCGACATTACCCATATAATCTCGCATTTCCTCGCAAATACCCATAGCAGAACACGTTTTTCCAGTCCCTAGACCATGATACAACAACAGGCTATTGTATGGCGTATTAAAGCTCATAAAATTTTTAACAAAACGTTGGTGTGGTGCTAAACTAAATGGTAGATTACATAACATTTCAGATTTTTCTTTAAAAGCATTGTTCGTGGTAGTTCCTTCAACGTAATCGATATAACCGTTCTCTCGAAATTCATTCTTATTAGACAATTTCATAGAAAATAACGGGTCCTCTAGTTTTGGATAAAACTCATCTGCATATGTTAAAACCGATGGAGATTTGGTTTTTATTTTAAGTTTCCTCTTTGTTTTTAATTCAGAGCTCGTTTCCAAAGACATACTATATAGATGGATTATGTTTTATAGTTAAAATACTTATTCTATTACAGTTCTACAAAACCATAGTTATTTAATACATTATTTATATTATCCGCAACCTTTAATTTTTCAACATCATAATACCTAAATTTTGTTTTTAGTTCATCAAACGATACCCATTTAGCATCACCAATCTCGTTTTCCTGAAATGATATATCGCCCTGAGTATCGTTATAATCCATCAAACACATATAATAGAGTTGCCTGTAGTGTTTATTATTAGACCCAATAAATATTTCCTGTTGTGGAATTAGATTTAACACACACACTGTTTGTCGTTTTTTATATCCAGTCTCTTCACAAAATTCCCTAAAAGCAGTATCAATGTTTTTTTCTAACCCATCTCTCTGACCTTTAGGAAAACCCCACTCTGGTTCTGACCAACAAGACGATAATGTTAAAATGACCGATTTTAAATCGTAATTCTGTTTTAGTGTATTGAATTTATCGTCTAATTTAGAAGTGTTTGTTATTCGTCTCAAAATATCATTATTTTTACCCCATAGATAAATCCAATTTTCCAGAAAATCGCGTGTCAATAAATAATTACGTTCCTCTAACGTAGTCTCCTCCAATAGACGTTTTATATGTGCTTCATCATTAAGGTCATACTTTCCCCGTATAAGGTCACAATAGCCATGACTATGTTTTCTCATCACAATAAGATATTCGTAATTACTTGTATTTGTATTTAACCTAAGTGCTACAACGCCTAATGAAATATCGTAATCTACACAAGTCCCTCTGGTGTGACCATAATTACCACAATTAACGCAATATTTAGGTTTTATCATCGTCGATGATCCAGAACTGAAAATACTATTATTTATTCCTTTAGGGTTTAACTTATTATTAAATTTATTCATCAATATACTGTCGGCTTTACTCTGAGTAAGGGGGCTATTGTAATCGTCTCTGCCTATAGTGTAATGGTTATTATAAAACGTGTTATATCGATTATTGTGCTTAGCTCCATCATTCTGTTTAAAACTAGAACGCGTTAATTTACGATTAAACGACGTGTTGGATTTAGAAGACGACTTACAACTATATAATTTACATGATTTTTTACTTATATCATAATTTCCATCCATATTTATACTCTAATATGTTTTAACCTTATTGTTTTTATATGTATTTATTCTAACGTTTATAGATGACAGATAGAAACGCAATATGTATTGACGAGTTGGTTCAGTTAAAAGACGTATTGGCGTTTATGAAACTGATATGTTTTCAATACTCGCCGGTACCCAACGATGTTTTAAAAAAAAAATATTATGATGTTCTCTCAAACATACCGGTTTATTATCCTAACAAGAGGGTGTCTAATAAGTATATTCAATTACTTAATACAACCCCTTTAACGTCGTATTTGGATTCGCGTACAGATTTACTACATTGGATGCATTTTGTAGAATCTCAGTGCCTTGGTCTCTATGGCGAACCGATTCTACCTTATGATAGTTGGTTTGTTGCTTATCATGATCGATATGAAAGACCTTATTATAAAACGGATATAACTGATGATAATACAGGTCATTATATACATAACGACTATGTTATTTACGGTATAATATTGACACTTTTCATAAGTATTATTAAATACAATATGTAATAGTATGTATATGAAAAGTGAAATAGTTATTTTGGGAATAACGACCTTTTTTATAGCAAATGCTTATAACGATAATAAATACATGAAGCAAGTTCTTTCAATGAAAAAATACTATAATATGGCGCTTATTGGTTTTGCGGGATTGTCATTTTATCTTTTTTTTAAGAAAAATCCAATGCATATGTATTCTGGTATTAACGCTGCTAGACAGCTAATTAAATCCCTCCCTGTCGATAAGTCAGCATCCTATATGTTTGACCCTATTTTCAACAGCGATATTGATTTTAGCCTCGGTGGTAAAACACCCCCATTGGTGGATAACCATAGACCTTCCAATAATCCTATTGTATCTGTGATTAATCAGCTCGATAAAGGAGGGTCAAAAACCACAAAACGCAGTGTTGGTGAAACAAAAAAAAAATATGTTGCCAGTCAACAAGATTGGAAATGTGGTCAATGTAAGGCGCAATTAAACGCGTGGTTTGAAGTAGATCATATACAAAGCCTAGAAAACAGCGGGTCTAACCATGTATCCAATTTAGTAGCTCTGTGTCGGGAATGCCATGGAAAAAAAACTGCAATGGAACGAATGGGGTTATTATAATTACTAGAAAAGTATTTTAATTTCAAAGGTCAATATATGACTAAATTACTCATTTACTTTTTAATATATGTGGTATTGGTCTCACTAGTTGGCGCGTTTATGGGCGATGTTTCCATCCAAGGAGTTGATTTAAATATACATAATATGCTAGTATGTTCTCTCGTAATACCATTCTTGATTCTTATTCAGGGTTTTTATGAGGTGTTGTTTTCTGAAGATATTAAAACCCAACAGTCTATTGTATTAAAGGTCATTGGGTTGTTAATTGGATTAGGAACTACATTTGGTATTATTTTCCTATTGGTAAAACTATCCACCCCCTATATTCTATCAACAACATTATTATTATGGATTACCGGAATTCTATCAATGGCGACCCTACTCTATATTCCACGGTTCAGAAATAGTCTCGCATTTTTCATATCAAATATATCAATTTTGCTTACATTTTTAATAACCAATATCAAGGCGGTTTTAACCTACAGCAGTATTTTAATTATTTTTGGTTTAATCCTATATCATAAAGTCATTATAAGATGGCTCTTGTTACCTAAACATACAATTATTCAATCAAATCCAGTCTATCTTAACCAAGAAACCACGGTTGGATCCAACGAGAATATGAATGTCAAAACTATTGTCGAGAGAACGCGATCAATTGAAGCAAACTATAACTTTTCAGTTAGTTTTTCTTTATATCTCAATGCTCAAAATATAGGAGGCGATATAGCCTATAATAAAAACACAACATTACTTGATTTTGGCGGCAATCCTACAATTCGTTTAAATTCTATAAAAAAACAGTTTATATTCAGTTTCAATTTAGACAATACCACGACCAAAAATATCATTATACCATACAATGATATCAACGGGTTTAAATTATCACATCAGCGGTGGAATACTGTGGTCGTTTCAATGAAAGGGGGGTCTTTCGACTTGTTTATAAATGGATCGCTAATTCACCATGACCAAATTACTCCAAATTATACCATTAATTCTATAAAAATTGGAGAAAAAAATGGTATAGGAGGTGGTGTTAAAAATATTGTGTTTTATAATCAACCACTTGCATTATATCAAATCCATCTATTGGATTCCCTGTAATAAATTTCAAATATACTAATATAATAATATAATTTATATTAGTATATTATAATGAACTTGAGAAATATCCTACTGGGAGTCTCTATTTTAACAGTAATTGTTTTACTGTATTATTACTTTACTAAAAAAACATTTTTGACTACAATGACCGACGCGACAGTATCGCAGGTTATATCTCCAAATGACCTTCCTAATCCAGAAGAAGCCAATAGTAGTAATTTCACATACGCTGTTTGGTTTTATGTTAATAATTGGAATTATAAATATGGTGAGCCTAAAATTATTTTCTCTCGTGTAAATTCCGATAACATGCCGTGTCCAAGTGTTTCACTCGATAGTATGACCAATGACCTTTCAGTAAATATGGCGGTGTATCCTAATGATACGTCTTCCACATCCGTCGTCCATAATTGTAAAGTGAAAAACGTGCCGTTGCAAAAATGGGTATGTTTAGTATTGAGTATGTATGGTCGAGCAATGGATGTCTATCTCGATGGAAAGTTAGTAAGAACATGTCCCCTACCGGGCGTTGCAAAAGCCTGTAATAATGCGCCTCTTTCCGTCACTCCTTCTGGTGGGTTTTCAGGTTATACGAGTGGATTACAATTTTACAACACGTCGTCCAATCCACAAGACGCTTATAATATTTATAGAAAAGGGTTTGGTAGCAACGCATTAAGTAATGTTTTTAATAGATTTAGAATTAAAATAGACGTCTTGGATAATAATGTATCGCAATCCAGTTTTGAGCTATAAACTAAAATGTAATATTCTTATAATTACATAATTGACTGTATTTTTCATTGAACTAAATGTGGTCATTTATTTTATAGTATTATTATAAGTAATGTCGTTAAATTTATTTAATAGGCCAACCACATCATCCTCCATGTTCGATATGTTTCGTCCAACGGCATCCGCTAGTGCAACGGCTAAAAATATACAAGAACGGTTTTTATCTTCAAGTGCTGTGTTTTTAGATTCCAATAGTTTAGTAATGAAATTCTCTTTTTTAATAGTCGTTCTTGTAGTGTTTCTATTATTATTGAGAGGTGGTGCAACTGTGCTGGGGTACTTAATGAGTCCATCTAAAACTCCCCATTTGGTTGATGGTATGATGGATGGAAAACACATGACGGTGGTTCATATGGACCCTAATTTAAAAAGTTCAAAACCTATACTGCGTTCAGTGAATCAGACTGATGGAATTGAATTTACATGGTCCTTATGGGTGTTTATCGAAGATTTAGAATATAAAAAAGGTATGTTTAAACATATTTTTCACAAAGGCAATGACAGTATTACTATGGAGGGATTGAATACCCCAAACAATGCACCCGGTTTATATTTGGCAAAAGATACCAACGAATTGGTTGTGCTTATGAATACTTTTAGCGATATGGAAGAAACGATTACAATTGAAGACATACCGTTAAACAAGTGGATTAACGTCATTATTCGATGCGAAGGGTTGAATTTAGATGTGTATATTAATGGTAAAATTGTGAAACGTCATGTTCTATCAGGTGTTCCAAAGCAGAATTATGGTGATGTGTATTTGTCTATGAATGGAGGATTTTCTGGTTTCACAAGTAATTTATGGTATTATGATTATGCGCTTGGATTGAGAGAAATCAACCGACTAGTTAAGAATGGACCCAATACAACAATGAAAGACAGTGCAATGACCGATACGCGTCATAAATATTTAAGCGAACGATGGTATTTAGATCAATTATCTAACAATTGATTTGTGTATATTATTTAATACCTATTAGTATAACAATGACATCATTACCGACTAATTTAGTATTCACATGTCCCAATAGTCTCAATGGTATAAGCAACAATTCCAAATCGAGTGAACAAGAACGTAATTCGAACACACTTACAAAAGCCCAACAATATGCGTCCGCAGCTAGAAACACATTAACTACAAACGGTAAAACACAATATGCTACTCAAAATAAATTTGGAACCAACCCAAACGCCTATGATTTATTAAAAATACCAAATAGCAATGTATTACTTATACCTATTACAAAACCATGCAATGATTAAATGGGTATCGACCTTAATCAATAATAGACTTCAATATAAAGTAATTAAAAACATACATAGGCTTTTAATTACTTATAATGGCGTTGGTTGGGAACAATTATTCTGGATTATATTCTCTAACAACAACAGATGGATTGGATTATATTAATAATTTACCGAGTTTTTCCAACACCATAGGAAATCAATCCTATGGTAGAAACAGATTACGACAATCCAAGTTTAAAAATGTAGTTCCATTCACGTATATTGACAACCAGTCGTTTAAGCTAAATGTAAGTAGAATAGGAGATCTATGTCAATTTATTGGAATAAGAATAAAGGACGCCTATCAGTACAATGATGGAATCGTATCTATAATAAAACTTAAAACATTAACACTTCGTATTGGAGGTAATATTATAAAACACATAGATATTCAAATACTAAATAATATCCAGGATTTTGTACAAACGAAAGGACCTGATACGTACTATAATTTTGAAAAAACAACTGTTTTGAGTGATGTTTTAAAAACAATACTACTTTGCTATCATGAAATAGAATTGTATATTGAATTGGCGACTACTATTGGATCTGATAATAGTCATACTACAATGTCTCATGTGAAAGTAGAATGTTATACACAATACACAACATTAGATAACCTCTATAGAAATGAGCTAATAAATACCGATAACACTATCGCTATACTAAATACACTTGAGACCACCTATATAGATACATTACAAACATCTGAAGAAAATTATGAAGGAATACGTTTAAAAACACGAAATTGTTTCGACGGAATATTTTTACATGGTATCATGTATAGAAATATTGAACATTTGTCTATACATATCGTTCAGTTAAACGAATCTACTGAAAATTTTATAGAATATAATGACGGATTCCAAATATCCATGTTTTGTACGATTATCAACGACGATACGTTTTATATACCATTCACAAATAATGCTATGTATGGTTCTATAAATAGAGATTCGTTTTCTCTAAGGCCAGGAGATTCTTTATGTTTAAAACTAATAACAACCGATGTGTGCGAAGAAAATGTTAGTGTTTCAATAATGACCCAAAAAAAGTTTATATATTTTAATGGGGTTGGTGGGTTACATTATATGATCGATCCGTTGTCAAGTGTTAAAGTATCACATAATACTCTGGTTAGTAATCATAAAGACATTGTCCGACCTATAATAAGTACTATATGGAATATAAATGATAGAACTATACCAAGTAATGAAGACGCTCATTGTTGTATTACATTGGAAGTAATAGAAACCAACGACAACTATATACACTGTTATAGTTGTCATAAAAATTTTAAATATATTGTATTACAATGGATAGATAATCATAATAATTGTCCTCATTGTAGGCAGTATTGGATGTTGCATAATCGTATATCTTATAAAAACATTGTTGTAGATAATATAGGTAATTATAATTATGATTTAAAAACACTATTGTAGCGTATATTAGATAATGGAACAGGTTATTGATATAAACAATACCATACCTCTAGTCCTAGCAAGTCATTATAATTTTCATATAATTACAGCCCATTCATTTCCTAATTATGGTATTGGAATAAATAATCAACTACCATGGGATTTAAAAAAAGAGTTAAATCATTTCAAGACGACGACAACTCAAAAATTATATAGTGTAAAAGAGAAAGGTATTGAAATATTACCCAAACGTAATATTATTATTTTTGGTCGTCTTACTTGGAATTCTATTAGCGATAAAGGAAAAAAAAGTATTTTAAAAGACAGGTATGTTATCGTTATTACATCAACACCGACAATTGTTTCCGATAATGGAGAACGAAGAATAACATGGAACGACCTACCCCAAGCATTATATGACTTACGCTTAAACATTACAGTTAGCAACCACGTGTTTTTTGCGGGAGGCGAAACTATATATAATCAAGCGTTTAAAGATTACCCTATTAACTGTGCCCATATTACAGAGGTTTATATCGAATGTTATAAAAACGATGTATCCTTTAGTAAGTATTTTCCAGAGTATGATCCAAATTCTTGGATTATTTCCACCAACCCATTAATGTCGTCTGATACGTATACTCGTTTATCTCTATTAACATGCTCACCATTTATTTTGGAAAACAATATATGGTATCGCCATAAAATGTATGCAACACCCCATTTCGTTTCAGAATATTATACGATAGACCCGCGTTATAAATCGATAGCCTTTATGGCGGATAATAATGTTGTATCGTTATGGAAATGTGAGGAACAAGACCAGTATTTGGATATTATGAGAGATATTATCGAAATGGGTATGGATCGAGACGACAGAACTGGTGTTGGAACACGTTCAGTATTTTCAACACGGCAAGTATATGATTTGTCAGACACTTTTCCTATAGCAACAACGCGTCGTCAGTGGTTAAAAGGTATTTTTGAAGAACTAAAATTATATATTACTGGTAAAACCGATAATGCATTACTACAATCTAAAAATATTCATATTTGGGACGGCAATACGAGTAGAGAATTTCTGGATTCGCGTGGCCTAACCGACTACCCAACTGGAGATATGGGAGAGACGTATGGTTTTAATTTCCGTCATTTCGGTGGTAATTATATCGACTGTCATACTTCATATGATACATCTACCGGCTATGATCAAGTGTCAAATGTGATTCATCTTCTAAAAAATGACCCGACAAGTCGTCGGATTATCATTAATCTTTGGAATCCTGCAACACTCCACAAGGCAGCATTACCATCATGTCTCTTAATGTACCAGTTTTACGTAGATACTGATTTAAACAAACTTCATTGTCAGATATACATACGTAGTAGCGACTATTTTTTAGCCAACAATTGGAATTGTTGTACAGGGGCATTATTGGTTCATATGTTATGTTCTCTCAAAGATATACCTTATACTCCGGGTTCCATTTCCGTCATTACAGGAGACACTCATATATACAAAAATCATTTTAACCATGTTCAGACCCAATTAAAAAGGGAACCAAACCCTTTTCCAAAACTGGAAATAACTCGCTCCAAGGAATATATATCATTAGATGACATTGAGTACAATGATTTACGCTTAATAGGTTATCGCACCCATCCATCTATTTCAGCACCTATGGCCGTATAACTAAAGTCTTAAGGATGGGTTAATACAAATGTCCATTCTTGGAAACACTTTCCCTGACATGCATTTTTGCTGTTCAGTTACCTTAACACACGACCTTACACTTCGATCGCTCCCAATATAACAATAACCTGCTTTACCACCGCGTTGAATTTGACTCGCCGAGTCATCACCTTCATAATCATCATAGGGTATATTTTTAATAGTTTGTCCTTTATCGCTTTTAGACGAGTCGATATCTAAAAGCCCATCTATATCATTTAATACTGATTTAGACGCGTCGGAGATAATATCTATTCCAAATTTACTACCAACGCGTGTATTGTCAACTGTTGTATCAACGACATTAATAATAGAATATCCAAAATATTTTACTAACGGGTTAATAAGATTTATTAAATATTCCAATACATGTTCCGCATAACCTAAAACGTTGATTCCTAATATAGCTAGTACCACCACTATAATCAGTATGTTTAAAATACTTATATTGGAAGTCGTAGTGGCTATTGGGGTGGTAATTGATTGTATATCGCTTACAAAATCTCCATCATCAAACAGGCTGTTCCCACTAACAGGATTGTCATTACTCAATAGTCTCGAATAGAGTGTCATTTGTATAATATAATAACTATAAATTATTATATTATACTATTCTCTCGAATGCAAATACAAAATATTAATTATTTATATACGTTGGACTATATTCTTTACTAATTGAATGTTATTAAATTATTTATTTTATCTTTTATAGAATAACAATTATATATTATATGAACAAAGAATTAAAATTTATCCATATAACTAAATGTGCCGGGACATTTATAGAAGATTTAGGTTATGAGAATGATATTTTATGGGGTAAATTCCACGAAGAATATGGTTTTTGGCACTCTATATTTATTGATAGAGACAAAGAATTAAAAGAAAAATACGACTGGTTTATGATTGTTAGAAACCCTTATACTAGGATACTATCAGAATACTATTGTAAATGGGGGGGTATAGGAGAAACCAACCAAGACCACACCAAAGAAGAGTTTAATAGTTATCTCATTGATAAAATATATAATCGCTCATTGTCAGGACATCATTATACAGAGCAGTGTAAGTATATAGATGTGAAGTATAATATTAATATTATTAAATTAGAAACAATTAATAAAGATTTACCAAAACTCTTTAAAAATTATAAAATTAACATTCAACCAAATTTTGAAGATAAAAAAAATAAAGGTAATAAAACAAAATTCACAATAGATGATTTTAGTCATGAATTAGTTGAATATATCAATGTAGTATATCATAATGATTTTGAATTATTGAATTATGATAAAAAATGCGTATAAAAATTGGTATATTGACACAGTACAATATGGTTTTATTAATATAATAATATAATAAAACTATCGGTTTAGTAAAATGGTAATTTATATAAGTTATAATTATTATACTGAATCATTTACACAATAGCAATATATCAATAATTAATATCGCCGATAGTTTTCAACAATTCTAGTCGTCGTTGGGTTTCTTTTCGCGATGTTTCTGATACATCACCCATAGTGTCAAACAAATAGTCGGTTTTAGGCGCCAACTCATTCGCCTTTAACGTTCCATAAATCAGGTTTATATTACCTTTAATAATCTCGGTTGCCGTTTTTTCCTCAATAGTCATCAATTGAATACTAATGTCAATCGGTGTAAAAAGTAATTGAAAAACGAAATACAAAAGACATAATTTCTTTTTTTTACAAGACGATGTAAATTTAATCTTATAAAAAAATAGAATACTTTGACAAACACGATGTATGACGTTTGTGTATCTATCCACATCTGTTTTAGTGATTAATTTAGATACGACTTCAGTTCGGCGAGATGAATAGTCAGTTTGGTTCATAATCTCTATAAGATCCCAGATAATCCATACGACATCTTCTTTATGGGTCTGAGTCAGATCCCTCTCCATAGCCTGTCTGGTTGCACACCGTAATGGTATTTTATTTTTCCGACAATGTTCATCATACATCAAAATCCAATGAACCCAAAAAAGAACATCATGCATTTTAGGCGTTTCCAACCCGTCACCAATAGAGAGACATAAATAAGACAATTCGTTCATGGATAAGCTCAATTCATCCGGATCACCCTCTTTTAACAGAAGCCCAATGTATTTTTTACTCTCCGCTTTTAATCGTCCTTGTAAATTGGTAATAGTAAGTTCGTTCGGTTTTAGTTTTAAAACGGACAATGCCGGCATTTTAGGCGAGTAGCACAAGACACATATAATTTCGGCAAAACATTCACGAATGTTCTTATTGTTCCGCATACTCATTTCACAATCGTGATAACCAGTTGACCGAATAGTCTGATAATAGTCGTATTTCACCTGTAAATAGGGCATCACCCTTGGGTTAGAAATGTTAATATGATTACTTACAAAAAGATAAAAGAGTTCCCACAACTTGTCAAACATTCCTATACAGACCAGTTCGGCACACCAATACTGAGCCTGTTCAAGCTTCAATTCCAGGATTGATTTTTTTAATAAATTCTCAACCTCGATCCGCTTATATCCAGAAAAAGATACGCGTGTAAATTCACTTTTTAAACGTCTATCGTTTATTTCATATTTACGGTCCATTATAAGTAATCGTAGTAAATTTTTAAATTACAATATGACAGTGTTGTTTAGTCTAATAAAATATAATACCATTATAAATTATCTCAATGGTAAAACTAAAAAACACCAACCCGTTGATAAAAAAAACCTATAATGCTTACCATTACTTGATTTCGAAAACCCCTATTAATAACCTACCGTTATCACAGTTGTTTTTGGTATTATTAACGTTCATTATGGCTTATTTTGTATTAAAGCACATGATTTATTATAATATTTTTGTACCATCAATTTCTATAGAAGGATTCGACAATGCTGATTCGAATAAGCAATTTATAATGAAGAAAAACAATGGTTTATTCGACGATTTTTACGCATCGATTTATGACACGTTGGTTTATAGTGATATAAAGAATGCATTTGAGTTAAACCGACTATCTTATTACGCTACAATTGACCAACATTCAAATATCCTTGACATTGGTTGTGGAACTGGTCATCATGTAGCTCAAATAGCAGACTCTAATGCTATTTTATCAAACGATAACATTATTGGGATAGATATATCGAAAGCAATGGTAAATAAATCACAGGACAATTATCCGGCTTTAAAAAATTGTTATCAATTGGGTGATGCTACTGATCCCACTCTCTTTAGGGATGATACATTTTCACATATACTATGTCTCTATTTTACAATCTATTATATCAAGGACAAATATCGTTTTTTTAAAAATTGCCATACTTGGCTCCAGCCAGGTGGGATTGTACTTTTACACTTGGTTGACCGCGATGAGTTTGATCCTATTATTCCAGCTGGCAACCCTCTTGAAATAATCAACGTTCAAAATTATTCCGACAAACGTATTACATCGAGTAAAGTCGCATTTAACGGTTTTAACTACCAGGCTAATTTTGACTATAAACCAACGAAAAATCGGAGTTATTTCACCGAAAAATTCATTTATAATAATGGAAAAACACGCCAAAATGAACATACGTTTTATATGGAGACACAAAATGACATTTTAACTACTGCTAAACAAGCAGGATTTATTGTTAAGGAAAAAAACCATATGCATAAATGTGGTTATGAAAAACAGTATTTATATGTTCTTGAAAAAACGCACTAAATGATTTTATATATATTATATATAACAATGGTAAAACGCCAGAGATCGAGTTCTAAAACTCTTAAAAAACTAAAAATGCGTCGTAAAACAAATAATCGTACTCCTAAAGTGAAGAAGCGAACACGCGTCTCCCGTCGTGGTCGCCGAAATTTGACCAAAGTAGGTAGAAATCAACAACACGGCGGGGATGACCAGAATGTCATCGACATTACTCATCTATTGGGAACAGTGGGGGACGCATCGGCGTTTAATATACCAATGTCTGAAACTATTGTTCTTACACCCAAGGTGTTGGTATCTATAGACGCCAATCAAGAAGAAAATGGCGACACTATACGCACTATAAAATTAGGTGTGTTCTTTTACAATTCGCTTAACGGTGAGTATGATCCCTATGAAAACCAGGCATCTGACTTTACCATAGAAAATCGGGTTCTAATGACGCAAGAAATGGAAGGTTATCTAGCCAATAAATATGGTAATTATCATCCATTAAATATGTTATTCTTCCCTAATTTTGAAAAAACAGACAGAACTCTATCTGTACCGTCTCTCGGTATTTCTATTGAAGACGAGTTTCAAGGACTCAATTTAGCAAGGATAATGATCCAAGTAGCTATTTTCATGTTGGAAAATACAGTTAATAATGAAATGTTGCAAGACATTACTGGTGAGAATTTACATGAACAAATATTGAGTATCGATGGTGATGGTAGCGGTGGTTTTTGGGAACATATGGGTATGTTTGACCACCGGTATGGATACAATAGGGATACTGCGCATAAACTTAAAGGTGTTGGTATGGAACTGATTACTAAAGTCTGTATTATGCGATTTTGGGCTGCTGGTGACAAGTTAAAAATACCTAATTATGATGAAAGCCCTATTTTCTCTAAAATATACCCTCCTCTAAAACAATATTATCTTACTAATAGCTATAAAAGTTGCAAACCTGACTATAAACAGTCGCTCGACATCGACGATGGGCGTCATCAATCTCATTTTGAACACATGATTGACCAAGTATCTAGAATGAAACATAAAAAATGAATACATTGTTTATAATTTAAAGTTAAATTATAATTAATTGTAATGAAAAATATAATACAATTTAATACAAATAGTTATTGTTGCGAAAGTGGGTTCTTCACTAAAACTCCTAATGGTGGTGATTATACGACGTGCCCTTTATGTGAAAATGGCGATTGGGAATCGACTATATCCAATACATATATGAATACTTTACAATCACACTATAAATCTTTTATGAATGAGGATGGTAGTCTTGGAAGTGAAAATTATTCTTTTTGTAATGAATGTAAAATACTTTTTAATATTGGGTGTGTTCATTCTATGAATGGTTGTACTTCCAATATTTACAATGCCCATTTAATAGGTAAATGGCGACATCAAGGAAATACATATACAGGTATGCCGCGTTTTGATACTTTAATAGAATATATTACAACAATAAAAGATATTGAAATTCTTGGTGAAATATGTCCCAACAATGTTTTGAAATGTACAAGTGAAGGTACTGCTTATCCAAATGATAAATTTCCTCAGTACTATAAACCATGTCAATTATCATTATAACCATAAAATAAAGGTCGTCTAATATCATTAATTAAATTCCAATACTTATTTAACATAGGGTTATGATTGATAATATAAGTATTGGAATACGAAACGTTATAATATATAGTATTGCATTTTGTATATTTATACAGTCTATTATATTATTACGCTATAAATTTAAATATGTATTTTGGGGAAGAATACCTGCATACCATACCTACCAATGGTGGTATCGTTTTATGGATGAACAACTCATTAATAAAAAGAAATGGGTTGGAATGAGCAAAGACAGTCGTTATTACATACACCCAACACCTATACATTCTAAACAAAATCTAACCCTAACAACTTTAAAATTAGAAGATGACACAATTAAAGACATCGTTAATTACATTAACATTCATTTTATGAATTACTCAGACGCTCGTTTCAACATTGACTATCCACAATTAAGTCAACTTATTTCACCATATAGTAAATTATCAGCATTAAAAGAGAATAATACAATGCGTGGTTGTATTATTAGTATTCCATTTACGTTATGGTTAGCATGTTATAAAAAGCATCAATGGTCTCATAGCATTGAATCTCAAACAACAAAATATAAAAACCCAGACACCATACAATGTCATTATGTTGATTACCTATGTGTGGATAAAAAACACCGAAAACAAAATTATGCATCAAACCTTATTTATTCCCATTGTCTAAATACAATTAGTAATAATGAGGTAATAGTAAATGATCTACAACCTTGTTTTATATTTAAAAACGAAGGTTTTAAAACAAATGCTTTAAAACCGTTTGTTGAATATAAATCACATGTTATTGAATTAACTAGCCTTACAATGAATGACTGTATAGAGAATATACAGGTTGTCTCAGAACAAGGAATGAATTGTCTAGTTATTAATGAAAACAAAGATCAAAACTATTTAAGTGATTGTATTACAAAATTGTATAATTTAAACAAAACTAATATATTTATGTGTATTGGATTAATATCTAAAGAACAGTTTATTATGATGGTAAAAAATAACGACTTGGTTGTTGTCTGTTTACTTGAACATCATGAACCACGAGGGTATTATTTTTTTAAAAATATACATTCTCTCATTGAAAGTAAAACAAACGAGTTTGAATGTTTAGCGTCAGTTGATCTAAGTTATACAACCAATAATCAATGCTCTAAAGCATTTATATATGGGTTTAAAATAGCCTGTATTCAAAGTCGTGATTTCCTATCGTCGGTTACAACTGGTATATCATCATTTAACTTGTGTTGTATTGAATCAATATCCCATAATTATTTTATATTGAGAGAAACCAATTTAATAAGAAAAGTAATTCACACTATCATACCAATGGCGTATTATAGTTTTAATGGTCTTATACACCAAAAAGAAAGTCATCAATTAATGATGATATCTTAACGAGTATATTTTCCCATTTTTACAAAATTATCGGAAATATAAAGAATAAAAAAACCTAGGAAAAAATACATTACCATCTCCTCATTTACATTTTCCGTTCTCATCTGCCTATTTTGTTCCAACATGTGAATAATATAATTTATTTTTTCTTGGATTTGTGGTGTTTCCTGTTCGCCTTGCGTCGATGATGGTGTCATGTGTCTTCCAAAATCATATAATAATTCAGGTTTCAATGGCGTATTAGTACTATCTAATGTATAATGACCTTGGTTGGACTGATTCATATCGTTATTGTGAAACGCCTCTTGAGTTTGAATTAATGGGATTATTGGTTGTGTTTGCTGTAAGTTGGGTTGCGGTGCTACCGGAGTTGTGTTAGAAGAGGTGTAATTTTCTTCTTCAGTATCGTCAAATGCGGTAATTGTTGTGGAAGACACGCTCTCTTTTTTCGTTTTTAATTTTTCAATAATGTTAGATGGGTTATATAGTTTTGTCTTAGATACTTCCGCGTTGGAATGTTCTTTATCATCTAAATACGAATACCCCAATGTTGAACCATTCATGACTACTTATAAATACAGTGTTTTTTATTTTAATAAAATATTCGTATATTTTATATGAACCAACGTAATGAATTAATAGTATTGATTGTATTATTATTAATCCTCTTGTTGAAACCAAACCATGTTATGACCTATATAAAAACACATTTAGGTCGTCTTATAATGGTGGGAGGGTTGGCTTATTTAGCGCTTAAAAATTATATATACGGAATTGCAGCATTAGGTTTCATTATACTTATACACGAAATGCGAGTAGTGGAAGGGAATCAAAACATGAGCGATTCTAAAAATACAGTGGTTTCAAAAGACATAAGCGATGATGTTGAAGATGAAGAAGATGAGACTGATGATGAACCAGATTATTTAGACAACGCGGACCCGGATGACAATAGCGACGATGATGGTGACGAGGATGCCTAACTAACATATTCAAACCTATCACATAATCTATATTCTAATTATAATATAGATTATGTTTAAAACTATAAACAATTACGTATCTTCTCTCAATAATAGCAAATACCTGGCTGGGATTCTAATGATTGTATTGAATATACTTTCTAAATATATAAATATTAAATTCACTAAAATCCAAGAGACTTATATTAAAAATCTATTAGGTCGTCAATTACTTATATTTACCGTAGTGTTTGTAGCTACTCGTGATGTTGTTGTTTCATTAATCCTAACATTAGCCTTTATCGTATCGGTTGACTACCTTCTTAACGAGGACAGTGGTTATTGTATTATACCAACCAGTATTCAAGAACGAATTCAGGCGTTGGAGGATTCACTACTTGACGACGATGACTATCCTTCTGAAGTAGAAATAGAAAAAGCCCATAAAACGTTGGAGAAGATGAAAACGATGCATTATAAGCAGAATCAAGATAAGCGAAAGGTTATGTTTTCGACATTATATAACAATCTGATTCAAGATATTTGATTTGGTATGGCGGATGTTTATCGCCACCAATGGCCGCGGCGTCCGTATTTTTTTTTAAAATTCATCTCAATATTCTAACTTTTTTATTTTAAAAACCTTATTATAGCATCCTAAATATAAAAAAAATGCGGAAAAACGGACGTTTTTGGTTTTGACTTGTATGTCGGGTGGATTTTTTTTCGAGTTTGAAAAGTTTGTATTCATATAAAAAAAAGGCGTCCGCGGAATTCTGAAACCTTTTTGTAAGCTGTCGAAATCCCGATGGATAACAATGGATAAAAATGGATAACAAAAATAAACGTAGTTTTATCCCTGTTTTTTCCATTTCATAATATGGACTGGTCGCATATTTTTAAAATCATTTTTCTTACCATAACTGGAAAAATGATGGAAAAATGTGGGATTTCGTGGGATTTCGTGGGATTTCGTGGGATATTTTAGCCCGTGAAACAAAAAAAAACAAATTAAAAAGGAAATATAAATATAATATACGGATATGATTGAAATGACAACGGCTACTTATTGCAAGGTCTGTTATATATATTTTCGTGATGCAAGTGACAGAAAAAGACACCAACTTACAAGTAAGCATAAAAAAAATGCTGGTCTTGAGAAGGCTGTTTCTATAAAGAATAAACAACATCGAGAGAATCAACGCTATCAATGTGATAAATGTACTAAACACTATAAATACCAGAGTGGTTTAAGTAAGCATAAAAACAATATTCACGGTATTGAGGATATTCCTAGTCAAAATGACAATGTTATGAGTATTATGAAAGACATTCTAAAGACACAGTTAAGTATTTTAACACAACAACAAAAACATAGTGCATCGTTAATGAATGTAAATCACATTGTTAACCAAGGTGTTTATATTGATAAACAAGTCGTTAATATCAATGTATATCTTAATGAAAAATGCAATAATGCTATAAGCCTTATTGATTTTATAAATAATTTAAATCTTACACTGGACGACCTCAAACAAACTCAAAGTTTAGGTTATGTGAATGGTGTTTCTAATATATTAGTAAATAAACTCGTATCGTTAAAACCAACTGAGAGACCAATTCATTGTGACGAAACGGGTAAAGAGTTTGAATTTTATATTAAAGAAGATAGTAATTGGATGAAAGACATTGATAGTAAGCGTATAGATTGGAGTATCGAAAACATAACGAAAAAACAGATTGAAATGCTAACCTTATGGGAAAAGAGTCATCCGAATTGGATGAATTCTGATAACGAATTAGAAACATATCTCGAAATGGTTAAGTTATGTATGGGAGGTTCGTGTCCAAACGAGATAGAGAGAAACAAGGTATTAATCAAACGAGCGTTAGCCAATGGTGTCAAAATAGAAGACATATTATGTTTATAATTTACCTTTTTTCTTCAACGTTTTGGCAAGACGGCCATTTTTATTTATACACCGTTTGGTTTTAGGGTTTATTACTTTATTAGGAGGGCATTTTTTTGCGATGGCATTTTTTGGTGTTTTGGATTTAGACGCCGATCTTCTCAATTTTTTTAATTCAGATGGGAATTTTTCATAATAAGGAGAATCGGACATCGAATGAGTTCCCTGACCTTTCACATAATGAGGACTGCTTGAGCGGTTACCAGATGACATTATAATAAGCTTATATTTTATTATAAACTTAATGTCTTCAGACCAATAAGTTTTCCATTATAATTTTATATCGTTTAACAATATAATCATGGCCTTTACGCGTTTTCACGATGATACTTGTAGAATAAACAAGCAAACTGAAGAATCAACAGCACCTGGCAGATATGCTTTCCAAACACCAGGACCTGGTTCTCATGTTGCATTTGAGACCAATCCTTATTATCGATTACAAAAATACGGCGCTAATTTAACATCGAATTCTCTCAATGTCGAAAATGATTTACGGGGATTAACACGTCCATTATCGAACGACTGTTATAATTATCAATCCTATGCGGAGCCTTATAAACGTATTTCCGGTGGTTTAGGTGTTCAGCACAGTGCGGTTGAAGAATCAAGGACCGTTTTACCGGCTTATATGATTTTGGATAAAGATATAACAGACTATCATTTTAATAGTTTGTTATATGATGCACAAAAGGGGGCAAAAAATGCTTTTTTTTATAGTAATAATAGTTCCAGAGTAGAGAGTAAGAACACATTTGAAAATACGAAATAAGTAATTTAATAATCATATTGGATATTACCTAAAATATATTTATTTTCCGAAATTCTGTGTAAGTTGTTTTTGTGTCGCGTTGGCTACACTTTCAGTTAGGTTTCGTTGAGCCTGGATTTCTTCTTTCAACGACTGAATAGTAGAACTGAGAACACTGATTTCCCGTTTTTGATTTTCAATCTGAGCTGTCATTGAACTCGTATCTACTAGATGTTGTAGTTTGCCGGTTTCCAAACGAGCATTTAATTCCTTGTGGAGTTTCGCTTGTAGTTCTTTTGTAATTTCATCTTGCTTAGTACGCATTTTTTCCAACTCATTTTCCATTTCATCATAAGTGAATCGATCAACAACAACGCGGTTGTATTTGCTTTCAAGAACTTCTTGGAGCTGATTGACTGTGTGAGTGCTATATGCTGAATCAAGCTCTTGTTCAAGTTGTTTGTATTTTGTTTCCAACACATAGGTACGTTCGCTAAGTTCATTTTCTAGTGTAAATTGCTTTTCTGTATAAGTCTTGTTGAGTTCATGTAGGTAATTATAACACTCTTCGTTTTTTGTTCTAAGTTTGAAATCCATTTCATTGAGTTCATCTTCAGTATAATTAGACAGTGAATCGAAATTCGTATTAAATTCCTCATGGTCTTTAGACAAACGCTCGAGTGTTTTCGTCATTTTCTCAAGAACACGGATTAGTTTTGTATTGTCTTGTTGAAATAGTTTCGTATTAATAGAAGGAGACGGCAATGACGTAGGTTTTTTCACAACTGGCTTTTTAGTTTTAGTAACGACTGTATTCGTGTTAGTATCGGGTGATGTTTCCTTTACAACTTTTTTGGGCGGCATAACTGAATATACAAACTGTAATATATTTAAGTTATAATACTAATGTATTTTAGTTATACATTTAAACAGGTTTATTTAAATGGACAGTATAATGGACAAAGGAGTATGTAAAGAATGTAATATATTATTGAAAGATGTACGTTCTCTCGAGTTGCATCGTTGGGAGTATCATCCTAAAAACGAAATGGAATCTTATTGGAGTCAGCTAAAAAAGAGTGGTAAGTTATATTCAGGACATTACACATTGGGGTACCAAGACGATCCTTATTATTAGTTTTGAGATATAAATATAAAATATAAAAATATAGTAGTCATAATGGAAACAGCATTGTTAGCAGGATTAGGAATGGCAGGTGTTTATACCTTATCTAAGAATATCAGTCCGTTAGACAATAAGCAACGTGGAGACCCGTATTTACGACAACCACACCCACATTACAGTAATAATCCGAGTAATTATCAGGGACAACATCAGGGGAATAGTCAGTTAGAACGCAACACGAATCATTCTATCGTACAAGATAAAACAAGTATTCACGATTATCATAATCCTAATCAAACGACGGATAAACTGTATGACATGGATAATTTTAATGCTGTAGGTACTCGTAATATAAAACAAGGAATCCAAGGCAATACTGACTTTACGAGTCTGTCTGGCGAACCCATGAATACCAATACCTTTAACCACAACAACATGGCACCTTATTTTGGAAGCAAGGTGAAAGGTGTAGGAGCCAATGTGGATACCAGCGAGTTATATTTGGATCGTAAAGTAGGTATGGGTAGTCAGCATTTTAACAAACGCGAACAAGCTCCTTTATTCAAGCCTCAGAAAGATCTGGCCTGGGCGTCGGGAATGCCTAACCAGAGTGATTTTATACAAAGTCGTATGAATGCTTCTAATGTTCATAACAATACTAAACCATGGGAAGAGATTCAGGTGGGTCCATCTTTATCCGGGAATGCTGGTGTTAATGGTTCAGGTGGTTTTAACTCTGGTTTGGAAAATCGTCAGTCGTATTTACCTAAACGGGTCGATGAATTACGGGTTGAAAGCAATCCAAAGGTTTCTTATCAGTTGAATAACCATGAAGGTGCCGCGACAGCCAATGTTAAGAACCATAGTATTATGGGTGAATATAACTATTATGGACCAGATACTTATTTTGTAAATACTCCTGATCGCTATTTAGTGACGACTGGGTTAGAGAAAAAACAACGTGGTCGGGGAATACATGACATGAAAGAACAGGCTCGAATAGAAACCACGCGAGAATATCAGGGTGGTGCTGGACAGAATGATGTCCGGGCAAGTATGGCTCCACACAATTATCAAGACCCTAAACGAGAGCATGTTTATGGGTCAGTTGAAGGACCTGCTTACGCGAATAATAAAAGTGATCCTACTGATAATGATTACAGTAGCAAGGGTTTTAATGTCATACCAAACAACCGTGCGGTAACGCAACAAAAAACGGTTTTCGGAACAGTTAAAGGTATTTTTGAAGCTATGGTATCGCCTATATTGGATACTATGAAACCCACGAGAAAAGAGACGATTCTGGGAAACATGATTGAGAGGGGGAATGTTGGTACAATAGACAGCGATGGTATTTATATTGTTAGTCCGGAATTAAATGCCCGAACAACCTATAGGGAAATGAACCCTACCGGGAAACAACATGTATTTGTAGGAAACCAAGACGGTAATAATAAATTTTTAGGAAACACATCGTATATGGATGAACCATTACCCCAACAGCGCGATACTACTACCCGAAGTTATACCGGTACTGTAGGTGATGCTAGTATGGGTATTCAACATCAATCGCATGTACGGGATAACCAACGCAATAATAACAATCGTATTTCAGCCGCATCACAGGTTCATGGAAATACAAATATGTTTAATAGTGAGGTGAATGGTACTCGTAATACATCTCGGAATACCTATAATTACAGTAATTCGGGTATGGCACAACATCACAAAGGTATGTTAGGACCAGAAAACTACGCGACAGTCACCTCACAACCGTCTGATTACCGCGATAAAGATTATGGTGATCGTATTAACCCAGACTTATTACAGGCCTTTAAAAGTAATCCTTATACTCACAGTTTAAACAGTTCAGTTTAAACATAAGTTAGGTAATTTATCGTTTTTATATTAATTTAGACATTAAACATATTTAATATCAATAATGATATTCGCAAATAACATTATTGATATTGTTAAATCACATAAGCAAAATAATACCGTCGAATCTATACCGAACATGTTGTTTCATGGTAATTCATTATCTCTTATAAACGAATATGTAAGGAGTATTTGTAGAGTATTAAATGAAACGATTGAATTGAGAAAGAATCCTAATATTCTTATTATAGATTGTATTTTTAATTCGTCTATAATTAATATACGCAATAATGTACAACATTTTATTAAGAGTCAATATAATAAAAAACACGGTTTTAAAATAATTATTTTTAACCATTTGGACGAATTGTCTGACGAAGCCCAATGTGCCTTACGTGTATTAATGGAGCAGAATACCAGTAATCTGTTTATAGGTATAGCATCCAGGTTAAACCATATTGTTGAACCAGTGGTATCGCGAATGATGACTGTTGGTCTAAATAGCTACAATAAAATACCACCCCAACATCGACAACCTTCTACAAAAGTAATTGAAAAACGGTTATATGATTATAAATATGGTGTATATACACATTGGTTATTTGTGCCATCTGAGAGAAGCATGGATATTATTATAGGACATTTTTACAAAGTAGTTGATGCTATTAATAAATTACCATCTTTAACCGCAATTGAACGCCTGTTTAAACAGGCCGAGGGCAGTATTCTGAGGTGCATTCAATCTCCCGATGTAGGCGGTTTATTGAAACAAACATGTTTAAATCCTAGCAGGATTGACCGTCGTTTATTTATATGTCATCTATTAACAAACCATCTGGTTCTAATGAAAAACATAAAGTAATAAACGCGGTTATAGATTTAAATACTTAACTTCACATATAGCAATTATGGATGATTATAATATTACAAGCCTTTACGAATCCCAAAATGAATGGGTCGCTAGGTTGGTTAATATATTGACACCGGAGATTATTACAGGGTTTAGGGAAATGTTGAGAGAAGCAATGAAATTATGTAATACTAACAACGAAGACGCTAAATATCTAATGACAATGCAGAATTTTATGTCGAGGGTTCCCAAGTGGAATGAAACTATGATTCAAGACGAGACCAAACGTATTATTGAGGATACCGGTTGCACTTATCTGGACGATTTAATATCATGTGTTCATATAATACAATTAAAATGCTTATCTTGTATTCGTGTAAGTCAGCAGCAAAAAAAGGTTGATATTGATATTCCTAATCTGAATATGTTTATACATCAGGTTTATATTAATTCAGCCAGAAAATTATACAAGAACGTTTATTTGTTTGAACAGGGTGTGCCACCGTTGGAGTTTCAACGAAACCAGAATATGATGGAAACAATTATTAAGGAAAGTATTGTTAATACAATACGAGAAAATGTGCCAGTTGATAATCTATTACGGGTTTATTTAGAAAATCAGGGTAGCGAAGAAATGGTGGTTAGTGAAGAAATCGTTGAGGAACGTAATGAACCTGCTACGCCCATAGTTACCCCGTCTGTTTTACAAGAGCGATTAAAAGAAGAAAATACCGATAGATCGGAAGAAAGCCCTATTGAATTGGAACCTATTCGATTGAATGTGGTCCTGGACGAGTCTGAAGTCTCTCGGCCAACGACACCAATGTCGGCCGATATGCCTAACGGAGGCCGTTTGACCTTTTCAAATATAGATAAAGCGTTAAACGAAGATAATATTGAAGAAGAAATAACAGCCTCTAAGGATATTGAGCGTCTGGAGAAAATAAGTAATCAACGTTATCAAGAGCGGTTGGCTATGGAAGAGGAAGACGATGATAGTGATTTGGAAAAATTACATATAAACACGAACGAATCTCTCAATATCGAAACGCTTGGGTTTGTGGAGATACTATAAATACGTAAAAGACATAGAATTAAAATAAAAATAACGTTTAAACGGATCAAATGGAGACGTCGATGTATATTGTGTTTGGAACTTGTGTAATGTTTGTTATATTAAATGTGTTATACACAAATTATATTTCTAGTAAATCTATTAATATTAAAGATACTTTATTTAATACGATTATTGTAGGGGCAAGTGTATATGGTAGTATAGAACTGACCCAAACTGTTTTACCATCTGTCGGTATTTCATTAGGTGCTAAGTCCGGGGGTGGGTCAATGATGGCCTTTACCAACGATCCTTCTTTTTAAATAAAAATCAATTGGTATCACACTATCAAGACTATCTAAATGTCGCTCATATACCCGTCATCAATATCATTTTCATCACTACCATACCCCTCGTCATCGTAATCCTCGTAATCCTCGTCCTCGTCCTCGTCATCTTGAATAAACGCCTCGTTTAGAGGGTCAGCCAACAGTTCTTTTTCAAATTTGTCAGAGTCCAAGCTAAGACCATCGTAACTAGTCTCCCACATCCACCAGGTCCAAAGCGCGTCAATCAGAGCCGCCCCGGGAGCAACATTGCTGATTAGGTTTTTGAACAACACCATCATTGTATCGTAAATATCCATCTTGATGTTGTCTTGTGAAAACTCCGACTTCAAAAAGGGGTAAGCATAACGTAGCTCAGACGTCCGGTAGAAAATATCCAAGAGGTGGAAAACCAACAGTTGTGTGGTAGGTTGGCACACCGCCTTTAGACTATCCATAAACTCCTTGGTGGTAGGCAAGGGAATAATACACTCTTCACCGTTCGTCATTACTGTAGCCCACCGCAAATGATAGACCAATTGTTCGATATTACCTTCAAGAGTATGTTCAATGGCATATACCTGCTCACTGTTCATGATAATCTCACATCGTTCTTGGATTGGTAATTGCTTAAAATGAGACAACTTCTCGTTGTAGTCAATCGACAACTCTTCATCGACAAAAGGTGGTTCAACCACCAAGACTTGTGGTAGTAGGTCGGGCTGTTCTGGCTTGTTAAACAACGCATACTTGTAGTTGGCGTAGGTCTCCATGACGTTATAATCGGTGAGTTCAGCATTCATTGTGCTGATTCTTGAGTGAAAACTTGAGTTTCGAAATTACATTAGTATATATAAATAGTTATTAATCAATTTTAATAACTATTTGTATGTGGTTTTATTACATTTAATTATGACTTGTTAAAATAGATATATTATATATGGATCACCAAGATAAATCAACCGTCTGTAAGGGTAAAAGTGTGGATGATTGTCTAAAACCAATGTGCAATTACGTTAATACAGACGAACGA